ACAATTTGATAATCCTCTTACTAATGATACTAGAGAAGATTTTGAAGCCGAAGCTGCTGCTATTAGAGCTCAATTAGCTGAACTTCCACAAGCAAATAAGGGTGGCTTTATGAACGCCCCAGCTTCTGGTGGATTAGCTATGCTGCACGGCGCTGAAATTGTAGCACCATTGGATTCCCCACAAGGTAAAGTCCTAATGGCAATCAATGATCTTATGAATGCTAAGTCTGCTGCTGGTGCCGGCGAATATGGTGGAATGGGTGGACCAATGATTGTACAAGGTGGAAGTAATTCTACTTCAAATAATACCAATAACGTATCTACTTCAAGTTATACTATCCAACAGGGTATTACACCAGATGATTTCCTCAAACGAGACTTTGTAAACTTCTCATATTGATAAAAAAAGGGACCCCGAAGGGTCCCTTTTCTCTTATTGACCTGAAGCCAACTTTTGGAAATAACTCAAGGTATCATCATCACCTTCCGATGTTTCTGGTACTGAGTTACTTGTTACTCCAGGAGATGCTTCTACTGGTTCATAACGAGATGGAGCTGGTTCATCAAGTGATACCGACTCTGCCGTAGTCATTACCATATCCTCTTGGCCGAGAACACGATTCAACTTTGTTTTTAGTTCATCGTATGTTTTATAGTTTTTAGGATCGAGGAAATCCTGCAAGCTGTACAAACGATTGTAGATACCTTCTAGCTTTTCGTCATCATCAGATAAAGCAGAAGCATTAGCAAACTCAGATTTATCGTAGTTACGATAACCAGCTACTTGCTGGATCTTAAGTTTGAAATTCGCACCATCCCAGAAATCAAACGGATTTACTGGATCCTCATCGGCAAACTGTGGTTGCATAACATCCATGATCTTATCAAAGATCTTTTTACCAAACTTATAAAGGAATACTTTACCTTCNTTGTCTGGGTTACCTGGATCAGAGACGACCTGAATATTTGCAACATAATGCAAGCGACGTTTACGATCACGAGCAGTCTGTTTATCTTCTTCTCGACCAGAATTCCAAAGGATAGAATTCATTTCAGATACTGGATCTTGTTGGCCAATAGAAGTCAATGAGTTTTCGATATACCAAAGTCCNGATGGGCCTTGGAAACCATGATCCCAATAACGAACCCAAGGGAGATCCTCGCCTTCGGGTGCTGGTAGGAAACGAATTACTGCGTAACCATTACCTGCTTTATCGACTGTTGGTTTCCACAAACGCTCATCTGCATAAGATTGCTTTTGTTGAGTGCCACCACCTGAAGCTTCTGCAGCTTTGGTGAGTGAATCGATAGAACTGCGGTTACGTTTTAGATTTGAAAAAGACATATATTTCTCCGTATGTTTTATATTTACTGAATTATCCACATTCACATGATATAAGTATTATACACCAAAATTACTCTGATGTAAACACCCTTAGAACAATATTTTTAGCTTTTTGNAAATCATATTGAACAAANGGTGAATATTTACGAATCTTACGTGAGACATCTGGCCACACGATAGTTTCGGTTATTTCTTTATCAGCACGTTTCATGAACCCNGTCAATTGGTTCATAATTACTACTGACTCTATATTTATATCGCCACTAAGGTAAGAAGTGATAATATCAGGATGACCATCTGACGAATCAAGTACTTGATCTAAGTTAGCAATATTAGCAAGCTTACACATATCGTTTTCAAAGGTATAACCTAAGGACTGCATACGCTTTTGATAAGCCTGATAGATGTCTTCATCTTCGATCATCTCGCCGATCCAAGTTTTATCTTGAATAAAGTGAGCAGCATAGTAATTAATCAATTCACGAGTATCATTGAATTTTCTACCAACCTTAGCAAAGAAATACTTATCTTTTCGTTTCCAAAAAGACTGTGGCTTTACTGAAGTTTTATAGTTATATTTAATAGCATCATAGCTATCAGATTCAAAGTGTAGCTTCATAGATTGATAAAATCTAAATGCGTCATAAGGTTCCATAATCATATAGGCAACGTTGCTGTATTTGAGTCTTTAATCATCCGAAGTCGTTGAGCTTCAGCCGTAATCTTTTCTTTGAGGCTTGGTGTAATAACCCTTGCAACATCCTCCACAGGAAACTCAAGTTCATCGCACACTTCTAGGATAGCGTCTAAATATGATAATTGAAAAGTTTTTACTCTCTTCTCTACAGCTGTAGAGAATCTTTTCTTTGTAAGTATCTTTCCTTCTAACATTTTTTGATCAGTTCCACCTATAATATTTGTGAGTTCCGATTTGTGTAGTGTAGTTGAGGGTCTTTGCCCAAGTTGGTCGAACATAGTTAGCATGGTAATGAGTTGCACCTTCCGTAATATCAATATTATTATACCATAAAGCAAGAGTTTCACGAACCACTATTTTAACTTTATTTTCTAATTCTTCGTTAACCATTCGGTCTGACTTGCCATCGCAATACCAACTAAACTGGCATTGATTGCGAATCATATTACCATTAGAGTCTTGACGACCTTGATAGACTACTTCACAGATATTATCAGGATATCGAGGATCTTCGACTCGATTGAGCACTACATTAGTAACACCCATCACTGAAGCATATCCATCTGAACGAGCTTCAAAATATCCATTCTGAATTAAACATTGAAATTCATTATTATTAATACTTTGAGCGCTTACCGATCCAGCACTCGTAATAAGACACAATCCGAATTGAGTCGCCCATTTGGTGAGCTTGTTTTTGTAGTCAAAGTTTGCCATAATGTATCTACCTGTTTTGGTGTTTTATTCTGCACGATTGGAAGAAACTCGTCTGGTTTTCTTAGTTTAATTTTACGAGATTCTTCTCCTACATTTTGTAGAGTTGTACCTTTTACTTCAAATCCTTTTGCAGCACTTGAAATATATTCAGTCAATTCTTTTGTTTTGACATTAAAGACATACAATCTCATAGCACCAATAATTGTAATTGGTAGAATAGAAGTAATCTTAAAGTCATTATCTTCTTTAAGGTACTTAATCTTATTCACTTGCTTATCAGCAGCTCGTGGTTTTGGTACACGAGTTTTACGAGTAGCTTTAGCAGAAGCTTTAACTCTATCTAGATCAGCAATCATTTCTTCAATCAACTTGATCCGACGGCGAAGAACCGTCCGCTTAACGTGCGAATAGCCTTCAACAGCTTGTTCACATCTTTTATGATAAGCGTCCTCGTAATCTAATAGCCAACCTTCAAGTCTGTTCAACACAGGAGCTGTGTGTGACCCGCTCAAACCATGAAGTTTGAAACAGTTGTACATATTAAATTCTGGTTCTTCGCCGTCAATCCAAGCGTCTTCCAAATCATCCAAGTCAGTCATAACCGTTTCTTGAATTTTATTGAAAAGACGCTGTTGAGGAGTTAAGACAACGACGTTTGACGCAGCCGTATCAGCTTGTGCTTTCTCCTCAAGGATCTTTTTACCAATTGGAATGAGATTAGTATAGAATTCATTAACGCGTTCTACACCATTTTCCAATCCATACTTTTTTGGTAATTCTTGTTGTAAAATTTGAGTCCAGTATATAATTGAAGCATGTAAGGTATACATATAGAAATTATACTCAGGAGTAGCTAAGATAGCCCGAGCATCATCTTTAGAAAAAGTCTGCTTAACGTACTGCTTAGTAACTGAAGAAAGCTCTTTACGATCAACTTCCTGATGAATATAATATTTGAACTTATCAAATCCATCGTTCATTGGAGCCGCAGCAATACCAGTTTTAGGTCTTGCTCTAACAGTGATTTTTTTACGAGCTGCCATAGGGTGTTTCTCCTTAGTGAGTATATTTATATACTACCATAAGTAGCTGAGAATGTACACAGTTAATTTCAACTTTTTACAAAGTTTTTCACAGTCTCAACTTTGAATGATCGCCAATCTTCTAGACCAGTATCAAATACACGAATAGCTTTCAAGATCGAATCTAATCCTTCACGAAGTTCAGGAGTGTCATCGCCTTTTGGCATCTTATTACTTGGAATAATATCCATATTCAAAGTGCATTTCATTACGCGAGTGTCACCATTTACTTTTGTAAAGGTTACTTCACATTCACTTTCTCGCAAAGCTGCAAGCATATTTTCTTGAGTTAGTTCCATACTATAAATTCTCCGTACGTTTGGAATTGACATTAATTTCTTCTCATGGCCGCATAATGTTTCGGATCATCTCCCCTTCCGACAGGAACGAGGTTTGACTTGTGCATTGTTGCGATTCCGACGATGTAGTCTCCTGAGTAGACTGGAGACTCTTTTTTCGCGCCTGATCCAGGTATGCTTTCCGTCGAGAGGCTTGGATAATTCTTTGTCTGGCGAGTTGGTTTGGATTCTTTCGGTTCATAAGGTACAAACTCCTTTGGTTTTGGTTTTGCCTTGCCCATGCGATAATCAACATACTCTTGTAAAGTATTAAACTGACAAGAGTGCAAATTATTACGTCGCATATCTTTATTGTAAGATTTCCAATCACGCTCCATTTGTTCAGCGCTAATCTTTTTCCCTTTTTGCCTACGCTTTTTAGTTGAGAGTGTAGACATACCTCTCACTAGATGCATAGTCATATTAGTTGTTTTCCAGCAGCCACATACATTCAACTACTTCGTCAGGTGTACTATATCGCTCACCGCATTTTTCAAAGTTAGTAGTAACTACACTGCTAGCAATTATCATAAGAAAGATAGCAAGGAGAAAACCCATTAAGACACCAAAAATTATATCAAAGTTTTTCATGATTAATCCCAATCGTTATCAAATTTAGTTGTGTAGTGAAGAGTTTCGCCATAATATTCTTTGGCATATTTAGAAGCATCAGTCCAAGCGTTGATGTTGTCACTATCGTATCCAGCGATTTCTTTATCAAAGGCATCTTGTACAGCTTTGCGCTTAGGCTTTTCTTCAACATCACTCCAACGGCGA